CATTTAAATACCAAGCTACTGGAGATGGATTAGCTGTAGGTGTAGGCGGCGGTGAACATGTTGATAAATTAGACACTTGTCCGTAATTACCGCTAGGATCACCACCCAACAAAAATGTTTGTCCTGTATTTGGTGGATATGCGGTTTTAAAATACGTGTCAAACCCATTGTAAGGAACGTTAAAAGTAGGAGTAGTATAAATAATTAAATTGTTATTTACCACGTCTTGCCAAGATGTTACGTTTTGCGTAAAATATGCAGTTTGGAAATTTGAAGCGACTTGTCCGTTGCAAGCGCCTGAAGCTGTTGAATACCCTGAAGATGGATTTGTTCCGCCTCCAGTATTGCTAGGATAAAACGGTAACGTGTTGGCTAAAGGCGTTACGGTAGGTGTCGGAGTAGGTGTAGCAGTCGGAGTTGGCGTAGGTACGTATGGAGTCACAGTAGGTGTTGGCGTAGGAGTCACAGTAGGTGTTGGCGTAGGAGTGGCTACTCCACCAGGGCACCCTAAAGTATACTGCCATGTGCTATTAGAAATTGGTGCAAAAACTTTTACTGTTGCCGTTGTTGTAGCGGTAGATTTTGTAAACGATGCTGTGCCCGTGCCTACGCCTTGAATTGTTTCTGCTGGCTGTCCTAAGTTTGCAAGAGCCGCATTTAAATCTCCTTGTTGTGACGAATTGCCTCTATAACCTGTATTAATAACCTCAACACCATCAAACTCTACAATAAATTTATCAGGCTCTCCTAATGCAGCATAAGACAGTTCTACTGTTCCCGTACCTGTTCCGAGATCTACATTTCTTATATCTGGATAAGCATAACCGCCGCCTTGTACCGTGTTACAATTTATTGTTGGACCAAGAGGTTGACCATTACAACATGCATCGTATGCAGATACTCCTTGGTTTAAGAATATTTCTGTTGGTTGTCTGTAATCCCAAATCATATAAAGTATATCCCCTACATTGTTTGGCATAGCGAATTCCGCAGAGAATTTATTTCCTGAAGTAACTATTGGTGTTGCTTCGTCTGATGCGCCTAATAATAAATTAATAGAAGAAGTGTCGTTTGGATATAAAGTGTTTGTTCTTAAATATCTAAACTTATTTAGTGAGGTGTTAAAGTTAAAGTTATCACTGAGTATTTTGTTGCTTATCATGTTAACTAACGCACCTTGGTTTGGTATTACACCAGTTCCTATAACTCCAGAGACACTTTCGTATTGTGATACAATTGGGTTGTTTGTAGAGCTAGCAAAAGTTACTAAGCTAGAGTGGAGCGGTGAACTAAATATATTGTCAGTCCACGAGTATTGATTGTGTATTGATAAGCCTGCATCACTTGCGCTTGTTAAAGCTATATTGTATATAGTCAAAATATTTTGTATTGGGCACTCAGTTGTTATTTGTATGGTGTCAGAGACCAACGAATTAGTAGTAACAATTAAAGTAACTTGAGTTGCTTCGACACTATTTTTATTTATTGTTAATGTTCCGCTAACATATACTAATCCTGTTGTGTGTTCCACATTGTTATAAATAGCTTTTATTGTGTAGCCCACACCAGTCGTAGTGCCTTCAGTTCCTATGTCGATACCTTGTTCTGTAACTAACTGTTCGTTTCCTGTGCCTGATTCAGAAAATATATCATCTTCATAAGAGTTCGGAATAACATAATTAATAGCTACGTTGCCTACGTTTTCTGTTACATTAACACAATAAATAGTTTCCGCCGCAGGATTTACTACAACGTTTTCTGTGACACCACAAGGTAAACAGTTTGTAAAGCCAGCAATATTTTCACCGTTGCTTGCTAATACATACTCATTCATGTATGGGTCATATCCACCAAGTTTTTGATTGCCTATGGTATCAATAAAGAAATCTCTAAACCATCCTCGCATTCCCACTTCTGATATAACCGCTAAGACTTCAGGACCAACTTCACCACCTTTTAATTGTAATACTGCACCTCTTTTTGCATCAGTAAAAAACTTGTCGTTTCCATATACCGCAAAACTTTCAGGGTTATTACTGATGCCGAACTCTTCGTCTCTTGCTATCTGCTGACCCAAAACTGTAGGAACAGAAGTCAAAGTACCTCCTCCTCCTGCGTCAGTTAGTATATCTTTGCCCTGTAATACGTATGATATTTTATCTTCTTGAAATGTAAGTATGTCCGTTCTTCTGGCATGAAGCTTCTGTATAGGGCCATAGATGTCTTCTAATGGCTTAAAATTAGCTAAGCCTAGGTTGAACTCATTTAATTTATTTACGTTCGACTCATCGTTAAAAACACCGCTATACGTAAGGTCTGCAAATCTGTGGGCTCTTTTATAAATCTGAGCCGATGTTGTAAACACTCTATTACCAAAATTCATAGGCTTGCCTACAATAGAATCTCTTATCTTAAAGCTTTCAATACCATCGCCGAATGCTATACAGTTATAAAAGCCTGTATCAATTATTGCATCTTGCGGTGTTACGTTTGCAGCGTTTTGAAAGTTAACAACTTGGTTCTGAACATTACCTGTGTGTTGCCCTAGTGAATCTATATCAAAAGACAAATCGTTTTCATACCATATATCTGGAGAAGCATCTGTTGGTATTGTTTCAAATACGCAAGTGGAACTTGCTCGTATAACTTCAATTTGTAAACTTACACGAGACGTGGCATTATCGGCAGATCCACAAGCGCTTGTTCCTGTTGCCATTAAATATTGTTTTCCAGTAGCCGTATTTTTATAAAACCTCCAATAGTTTACTGTCTCCGCTGCATCAATAATTGAATTACCTACATTTACAACAAACGGAGGAACATCGTTTACGTTTGATGTAGTGTATGCGGTGCTATTAAAACTGTTGGTTGTATCAGGGAAACTACAAGTTCCTCTTGGCCATCCGTTACATGACTCGCCATTATTAAGTAAAGATGCTACATTATCATTTATAAAAAAATCTTCAAAATCTGAGAATTCTCTAGTTGCTGTAAGATTTAATAATAATTTATATGATCTTTCTTCACACGCTGTGCTTCGTCCTCTTCGAGTATTACTGTATGTAATTTTTATGCGACTACCTGCGGGGATAGTGTAAACCTCGTCCGTTAAAGGTGATGTCAATCCTCCATTTGATACTGTAACAGGGAAACTTACAACAGGATAATAGTTGGCTTGTTTTGCAGTCCAAACTTTTGCTGGAAATGAAACAAAGTTTCCACCAGGATCCTCATTAGTGGTAGCCGAAAAGTTATTAGGGTTTAACTTCATGTATGGCCCAGAAGGAATCTCTATAGTTGCGTTGGCCACTAAAGGATCCTTAATAGTTAAAAAGTTTTTTTCTTTAACTTCTTTTTCTAAAACAGTTGTAAATACACAAGTTGATAATGATCCATCATTGTCACGTTTTACAATAAGCCTATCACCTGCGTTTACCTTCTGTGCATTTTCCCCTTCTAATAAAAAGTATACTGCATTACCATCGGGCTCCTCATAGAATATGTTTGTGTAGATGGTTTCGTAATTATCTCTGTCAGCTTTTATTACAAACTTGTATCTCTCTGCCCAATATGGAGCTATTTGTGCGGGTATAATTCCACCGCCAGGAATGGTTACTTGTATTTTATTTATAAGATTTGAGTTGGAGCATGGTACGCTAACCGTATCAAACTGACTAATTTGTGCAGTAGACGATCTGCCAAACTCGTCCATATAAACAATACCAATCTGATATCCACGATTACTATGTAAACTATAGTTGTTTGTAGTCTCTCTATAAGAAACGGTACCAGCTGTTACCTCATAGTATTCATAAAATGTTTGAGTTGGAACACCTATATTATCTACAAACTGCATTGCAGGAAACTGTAAGCCTATCTCTGTACTGTTCGCGCTAGTATATATTTGAATAGGCTGATCTACAGCACTTATACCACTTGCTTTTTTATAATACGCATCTAGTTGATTTGGTATTTCACAATTAAAAACGTCTGTAAAGGTAGAGCCTGTACAAGAGTTTGCTACTGTTGAAATAGTTGTTGCACTACCAATCTTTGCTACAAAATCAGGATTTGTGGCTAAATTAAATACTGAGCTAAAGTCTTGCTGTAGTATGTATGTGAAATTAAGATTTTTATCAGTGGTAGTATCTGTCGGAAAAGGAGTGTTACCGCTAAATGAATTGTGCAAAATAGATATATCAAACTCTATAGAGGCTCCTTTTACTAGCTTAGTTCCTTCTAAATCAAAATTAAATCTTGCATTTGGTTTATTAATCCATCCATCAATTACGTACTGTGCATCTGCTTGAGAAAATGGTAGTGTTTCAGCACCCACCTCACTTGTTTCCAAAGTAGTGCTATAATTAAATTGAACTGCATCGTTGAATTTATCAACTAAATTATATGACTCAACATAGTTACCGTAAAACAAACGGTTACCCATTATTGTTTGAGCTTGAGCTTTTAGAGGAACGTTATCGTACAACCTAAGAATCTCAGTCTCAGGTAATACAGTAAATATTTTTTGATTGTCAAAAACAAATGTAGCTATATCATTGTCAGCTAATCCTAAATCTAATTTATTTAGTTTTTCTACAACCCTAATTACAGGGTTGTCCATTTCTTTAAATAATATCTCAACGTCTTTGACTAATGGACCTCCTGTATTATAAGATAAAGTAACCGCATTCATTACATTGAGCATTCCCTCATTTAAAAATGTGCTTATGTCAAATTGAAAATTACCAGCAATAAATGCAGGGTCACTAAACTGTGAAGTTGCCGAATACTCTCCGTCTGCATATTGATAACGATACGCAAAACAAATGAACCTGTCTTGTAAATAAGTATTGTCGCCATTATTTTTAAATGGTACAATAGTAGGCGCTTCTATCGGAGGCTTTTTTATAACCAGTAAAGATTCTGCGGTAAATTGATCTATATATGCAGCCATGTTAACTAGTTAATGTATAAGTTACTTGATCCGTTAAAGTTAATCCGTTTATTATTACAGTGCCCCCCGATTCAGGATTTTGTGTATCACCGTTCCCATCTGTATATGAAAAAATTGAAGGCGTGTAGTTTGCCGTAAAAGTTCCTGTAGAACCATCATCACCTTTTATTGATCCAGCTATGGCGGATGCGCCTGGATTTGAAATAGTGTCAGCATTTATTAAATTAATTGTAGATGTTCCCGAATTTGTGTTAGTTGAAAATTGAGTGAGTGCTAAGCCTTGAGCAAAGTTGGAACCTTGTATACCATAACCTTTTGTAATAGGCAACCCCAAATTATCTGTATAACAATCTACACCAGGTAAAGGTATTTGATTTAAACTTGGGCTTACACCTTGACCAAAACCTGACAATGGATTTGGACAACCCAACAACGTACCTCGATGAAATCCTATAAACTCTGTGCCTGCCACTAATAATGATTCAGCCTTAAATTTCCACAAAGCTGCAATAGGCCCTGGAGGATTACCATCTAGCAATGGCTCTTTGTAAGAACGATTAACGTTTATAAATCTAGGTGCATTTAAGTTGTCAGTAAAAAAAAGTAATTCACCAATAATATTTATACCTGTTATTAGATTCTGTGGATTAAAATTAAGAGTTGTATTTATACCGCTGCCGTCATCCGTACTAACTACATGATATGTTACTTGCGCTGTTTTAGTATCAAAAGATACAATCATATCACATTTACCTGTATCGGCCAAAGTAAAATTTGGATCATGCACAAACCAATATATGGTTTCATTTGCACTATCTTGAAAAGCCCCGATACATCTAGCTTTAGGACTTAACGCTTGTTTATCTAAAAAGAATAGCGCGCTAAGTTGAGAGTTACCTTTGGTGTTTTCTACTGAACCTATTTCGGATGCCTCAGTAGAACCAAGCCTTACATTTAAAGCATCTTCATATTCGCCATTAGGTATAAGCCTTTCATCAAGGCTTTTATTCATACGGCCTGCAATAAAATTTCTTTGCGATTTTGCCATTACTTAATCCACTTATTCTCTCCTCTTAAGTTCATTAACAACCTACCAGGATGAATATCACTTAATCGGATTTTTGCATTTCTTAATAACGCTGATTTATCTTTTCGTGCTCTGTTTATTATGTACTCTTGAACACCAAATTTATTATTTAATAACGCATATTTTATATATGCGTATATGTAATCTTCAAATAGTTTATTCACACTTATTTTTGAATCGTCTCCATTTTCCATACCATCAGATATGTATTCTAAAATACATTCTTGATTAGCCATAGTAGAATCAAAATTTATTACACCTGCTTTTTTATCAATAGTAAAAGTAGGATTCATGTTTGCTGTTTCAGTATTTAGTCCATAACGAGCTCCTATGTATGTGTCGTAATAATCTTCATTAAAAGGAGGCATATCCACTCCCTCCATCCTTGCTTGATTGAGATAGATACTGTTTAGAGCACCGTCTTGTCTAGCTGTATCTAATGAGGAGGTTTTGGTATTAACATTACCGCTGCCGTCATATGTAAACGTTGCAGTTGCGGATTGCACATACGAGAGAGCAGATTGAACTTGAATGTTTTCAACAAGAGGAAATATAGTGTTGTCTTTAAATAGAGATACACGGACCCAATTAACAAAATCGGAGGGTAAAACAAATCTTAAATCAGAATAAACTGTAAGCTGTAAAGATTTAATTTCTTTGAATGCATCATAATTTAGTTCTTGAACACCTCTTTTGGCGTGAAACAATATCTTATACCTTTCCTCGTTATTAATAAGAGAGTGGTTTCCATTGTACATTAACAAAAAGTTTGTAACTATATCTGCGAGACTTACATATTGATAAGAACCCCAATTTTCATTAGTGGGGTTTATGTTATCATTAGTGTAATATTTTTCCTGATTTATGTATGCCATAATTATTGTTCTTGATTTTGTGTCTGTTCTTCAACTTGTCCAAATTTAAATACGTCTCCCTCTCTGATTGATATACCTGCGTATTGTAATATTTTAGATACTAGATCATTCCCATCGTCTAATGGTAATTCAAAGTCTTGATAATCAGGTTGACTCTGATCGAATACTGGATCTCCATTTGATATAGTGGTAAAAGTCCACTTAGGGTCTTTTGGATACCTTATGTATTGTGCAACCACTTGCCCCATGTTAGATACTAATGATGGGCTTAAAGTTATACTATTACCTTCTTGCGTGTAAGCAGGATATGTAATGTTTGGCTGCGTAAGCATGGAATTGTTTAATAAAGTAATCTTACTATTATTTACTAGTTCTGCTTCAGCCGTTAAATTAGATTTTAAGTATATACTGTAATTTTTTCCTGTAGAAGTTATAGCTGTTGTGTTTACATTCAAAGTGTTTGCATCTACAAATCCTGTTATTAATGCTGTGGTAACTACATTGTTATTTAACACAATAGACACAACTCCTCCGACCATGCTTGCAGTAAAAGTAGCTGTTGCATCAATTAATTGATTTCCTGCACTAGCCGCAGCTGTTCCTGTATTTATACCACTTGCTGTAAGAGTATTGTATATTAAAACCTTGTTTATTAAATAATAATCTGTTCCTGTAGTTGCCTTCGTAGGCATTGTGTATACATTAGCAAGACCTGATGGTGAAACTGCTGTGGATGTTGTATATGTTTGTGCTAGAGTTGCTGTTTCAGAAAAAAAATCTATAACTTCTTCATAACCTTTTTTTATATCAGCATATCCAGTTCCCGATAATCTAGCATTTTCTTCATTAATCTGTTGATTATATTGAAAAAAATATTCATCAAATAAATCTAGTTGTGCTTGTTTAGCGAAAAGGTTAAAATCGTTAGGAGATAAGTATCCGTAATTATTTTTATTAATAATCGCTAAGACAGTATTTCTAACAGAATTTATCATTGTTATTCTTTTACACAAAGATAAGTAAAAAAAAAAGAGGTCAATTTTTCATGACCTCTTCTTAGATTTTCGACTGAAACGAGTTTTATGAAATCGTTGTTATCGCTTGACTTAAAGTTACGTCAATGGTTGCGTTAGTATAACCTTGACCCCAAACACTTACAAGAGCAGCTTCGATAGCCGTTTTGTCTGCGGCAGTCATATTTCCTGAACCTGCTAAAGTTATTTGCTTATCACGATAGTTCAAAACAATATTGTTTGTAACTAATCCAACGTATAATACATCGCCTCCAAAAACATAATTTCCAATTACTAAAAATTTATTCATAATTTCTAAGATTTAAAAGGTGAATGTAAAGGCGTTTACCGTTTGGCTCAAAGCCGGTATAACGTATAATACTTGAGTCCATTTCTCCTGTTGAGCACTTTTAATACCATCAAATACGATGTCTACGTCTGCTTGTACTAAGGCCGAGCCTGACGCAATTTTACTTTGAGAACCATCAATGTAATCGATTACAATATCATCTGAACTATCTAAATAGCAAGATGCTACATCTTTTACAGAGAACTGCTCTACTCCACCGCCAACGGTGATACTTGCATACTTGTTCATAATAAAAAAATTTATGTGTTAAAAAAACAAAGATACGTAAAATTAAAACGCACTATTTACATATTTTTCGCTAGAGCCGATAAATGCTTTAATGCTTCTAACCCTTCATCACTTTGAAAAAATGAAGATATTATATAAATAGGGTCCTCTTGATAAGGAACATTTAACATTTTCTTTTTATTAGAGGGTGTATTAAACCACACCTCCTTGTTATTATTCCTAAACTGTAAAATCTTTTTATCAAAAAATAATTGTATTTCAGCATTTAACTTTAATGCAGGATCTTTTAATAGTAATAAAAAATCTTTAGGTTGATTTTTTGCAAATACTAATATGTCTCTTCTAAGCTCTGCAGTAGTTACGGTTGTTACATCTTGCTGAAACAATACTCGACCAATGTTTTCCACTTGGTCTACAGTAAGTTGACGCGCTTCTATTAGTGCATCTACTTCTGCATTTAAGTCTTTTACAACTTGTGCAGCATCTTTAGCTTTGTCAACCTCCACATAAACCCGACCTTTACCAGGATGGTATTCTAAGAATTTTTGTAACACTTGGTTTTCTTTACGAACTGTTAAAAACCCATTTTCAAAAACTATAGGCTCTAATATTGCATTATCGTCTTGGTCTTCTTGAAATGGAGAGTTTTGGTTTCGTGCATAGCGCAACGCTTTATTTGTTCCAGTATCTTCATCAAACCACAATAGAGGAAATCTCTGTGTATGTCTTGATGCTAAAATTAAGGAAAGGGGCGCAGTCTCGCGCGTTAGCTTGTAGATTTTATCTACGTATTTAGTAGTAGTTTTCATTTGATTAGATTTAAATTTTATAAAAAAAGGGGATCCTAAGACCCCCCGAAAAAACACTTATTATCTACTCTTGGAAGATAAAGAAATTGTTAGCACCTAAAGTACAAACAGCTCTTTCTGACAAGAAGTTAACTTGCATGTTATCCACATCACTAGTTCTTGCACCACCAGCAGAACCAGTAATCCAAGTCTTGTAACGTCTGTCTTCTGTTTCAGAAGCTCTATATCTAACATGTAAGAAAGGTCTCTTAGCATTTTTACCAAGGATTTGGTCATAAACACTAGTTGATCCAGCAGGCACAAGCAGTCCGTTTACACGTCCTGATCCTGCTCCAGTTGGAAGTCCACCTCTCATAGTTGGGTCATTTAAGTATTTCCAGTCAGTCTTGTAGAAGTCATAACCTCTTCTGAATCCTGAAAAACCTAAATTTAACGCCATCTCTTCGTCGTTGTCAAAAAGACCATATGAAGTACCACCCGCTCCGTAAGAGTTTTGGGCAGCTAACATATCATCAATATCAAAAGCAAACTGACGATCAACGAATAATACGTTTTCTTCAATTGCTCCTTGCTTATCTAAACGACTAATTACATTATCAAAGTCAGCTAATACTGTTGGGTTTCCACCGTCCCAGATATTACCTCTTTGTTGTACAGCATAGAAAATACCATCTGACCCAGCTCCTGGATCAGCCGCAGCACCAGCGCTACCCAAAATGGCAGCAGCACCTGAGTTTTGCTCAGCAGGTACAGCTTCGATCATTGCTGTTTCTAAATAGTCATCAAATCTAAGTCGTGTTTCATGCTCAGATTTTAGATACCATAGGTATCCTGTTCCGCCATCTTCAGTGGTAATTTCAATCCATCCAATTTGAGCCATGTCAGATCCAGATACATTGTAAGTATCCTTGATGATAATTGGCTTATTGTCAAAGATGAAATCATTTGATTCAAGAGAACCGTCCATTCCGGCTGTCCCTTTTTTAAATTCTGATCCGTAAATAAACACTGTAACATCAGCATTACCTGCTCCTGTTCCTGCAGTTACTAATCCTCCAGCTTCATAAAAGTCAGCTGTGAATTGTCCTCTACCTCCTCCAGCGTTATTAACTGCACTTACTACAGCTTTGTTGGAGCCTGATCCGTTGTTTTGAACAACTACAACAGTTTGTCCTACACGAATAACTTGTTCAGCAGCTGCTGGATCTAGTACGTCATTTACTTGAAAAGTAACTTGGTCTGCACCTTGTGCTCCTCCACTTCCTACACTAGTGTATTTAGTATGTAATCTACCTTGTTCTGCCCATTTGATAAGGTCAGAGTTAGTAGGCATCTCTGCTCCTACCATACGTAGAAATGAAGAGATAGTTCTGTTACCATAACGCTCGAATTCTTTTTCGTAAGTGTCTGGTAGATATTGATTTAACCAATCAAAATCAGCATTGGTTAAATAGTTTTGAGCTGTTGGAGTTCTTTCTGAACTCGGAGTAAGCGCAAAAGTTGGTGTGGATTTTACTTGTCCTGCCATGATTATAAAATTTTAAATTATTATTAAGTTCTCTTTATACTTCTAATTTTTAGCCCATTGCTCGAAGGCGATGAAACTGATTTAACTTGGAACCCTGATTTAGCAACTGTCTCTGGTATATTACGCTCAGACATGTTAATGTTTTTTGTTTTGCGCATTACATCCTCAGTGGCACTTGACTTCCCTTGCTCATAAAAAAACTGAGCAAACTTGTCGGGATTCATAGCTATAGCTAAAGATCTGTGGTATCCTTCTGGATCATTTAAAAGTCCTTTATCGTCAATAAACTTATTTACAAAATTCATTGGCGTCTCTTGAGCTTTTTTTAATTCAGAAGCACTCCCAGGTGTAAAGTATATATCGCTTTCATCTAAATTGAACTTAAAACCTTTAAATTCACTGTTGAACAATTCATCACTTTTTTTGACAAACCATTCGCTTTTGCGAGTAGCTTCTTCCTGCTGACTTTGAGCCGTATTCACATATTGCTTATAAGCTTGATATTCTTCAGAATTTGTGAACGAGTTTTCCCTTGACTCAAGGGGTAACTTGTATTGTTCTTGCTGCTCTTTAAAGAATCTTTTCGCTTTAGCAATAATCTTTTTCTTTGCTAATTTAGTCTTCTTGATTACTGATTCGTCATCTAGTTCCTCGTCATATACATAGTCCTCCATTAGTGAGTCTATGTCTTCAGGGTCTAAACCTTCTTCAGTAACTGTCAAATACTCTCTTACCAAAGTCTCAGGATTAACATCGGTATAGTCTTTTTGTAACTTTACAAAATCCTCAATGCTCCTTCCTGTTTCTTTTTTATACTTAAAGTAAGCTGCAATATCTTCTGGAAGCTTTTCAGCTTCATCTCGTGTTGCAGTTAATTCATCTAGTGAATTAATTTCCTTACCGTATCTTTTTCCAATAAATGAAAGAACGTCTTCTTCTGATAATTCAGGAGAAGTTATTTCTTTTTCAGTAGGCTCAGGCTTTTCTTCGCTTACTGTATCTTGCGCCTCTTCGGTCTTTACCTCTGCCTCTGGAGGCTCTGGTTTTTGTTCTGACTCTTTTCCTTTAGTATCGTCAAACTTTAATTCTTGTTGAGCTTCATGCTTATTTAAAAGTTCTTGCTCGACTTCTTGAACTGATTTTTCTTGAACATCAGTTAGTTCTCTTACTTTA